GTTTGATGGTGCAGCTGATGGAGCTTTAACATTACCTGTTTTACCGGCATCAACTCTAAACTTTGTACCTTACATTAATGCTAGTGCAAATGTTCAATTAAATTCATATAGTTTATTTGCCAATACAGTAAATGCAAATACAGTCATCACAAAAACATATATTCAGTTTGGTGATGGAACAAGACAATATACCGCTAATGCTGGTTCAGGTGGTGGTGGTGGCACCAATTCATTTGGCCAAATTGTTGCAAATGGCGGCACAATTCTTGCAACAACCTCAAATGATTCTTTGCAAATTGTTGGAGAATCTGGTATTACAGTCACATCAAACATTTCTGCGAAAAAAGTTGTTGTAAGTGTACCTGCAGGATATACTTTTACTAGCGCCGATTATGGTTTTGTGTATGAAGATACGAATGTAATTTACGACTATGGCACACTATAAATAAACACTATGGCGACACAAGTTCAATTCAGACGAGGTAATACAGCACAGACTAACGCATTTACAGGTGCGGTAGCCGAGATTACTGTTGATACCGATAAAGAAACCGTTGTTGTTCACGATGGTTCAACAGCAGGTGGTTTTCCATTAGCAAGAGAAAGTGCGTTATCTGCTAATCTTGCATTTACTCAAGCCGCATTTAATTTAGCAAATACTGCCAATGTAACTGCCGAAGCTGGGTTTTCTAAAGCCAACTCAGCTAATGTTTTAGCACAATCCGCATTTGATAAAGCTAATGTTGCAAACACCATTGCAGATTCAGGATATGCTTTTGCTAATACAGTCAACATTAAAGTTGATTCGGCATATTCTTTTTCCAATACAGTCAATATTAAAACTGATGCTGCTTTTGCTTTTGCAAATACTGTTAACATTAAAACTGATGCTGCTTTTGCTTTTGCAAATACTGTTAACATTAAAACAGATGCCGCTTTCACCAAAGCCAATGCCGCTAATGTTTTGGCTCAAGCCGCTTTTGATAAAGCAAACACCGCCAATGTTACTGCTGAAGCTGGGTTTGCAAAAGCAAATACTGCAAATATAACGGCAGAAGCCGCATTTAGTAAAGCCAATTCCGCTAATGTTTTAGCACAGTCTGCATTTGAAAAGGCCAATAATGCACTTGCAAATACTGGAGGTTCAATTACAGGTGATTTAACTATTACAGGTAATTTAACCATTGTTGGTCAACAAGTCTATGCCAACACACAAACAGTATTAATTAAAGATAATATCATCACACTTAATGCGGCAATTGACCAAGCATCTGCGCCAAGCGCTAATGCAGGTTTAGAAATTGACCGTGGTTCATCCGCAAATGTTTACTTATTGTGGAATGAAAATTCAGATGTTTGGCAATTTACAAATGATGGTACAACATATTATACAATTGCAGATACATCAACACTATCATCTGCATTTAATTTAGCCAATACCGCAAATATTACCGCAGAAGCTGCTTTTGCAAGAGCAAACGCAGCTAATATTCTTGCACAGGCCGCATTTAATCAGGCTAATACTGCCAATATCAAAATTGATTCTGGATATGCTTTTTCTAATATCGTCAACATTAAAGTTGATTCAGCATTTGCATTTGCCAATATTGCAAACATTAAAGTTGATTCAGCATTTGCATTTAGTAATACCGTAAATATTAAAACAGATGCCGCATTTGTTCGAGCAAATGCTGCCAATGTTCTTGCACAAGCCGCTTTTGATAAAGCAAATGCATCTTTAGCAAATACTGGAACAAGTGTAACTGCAAATGGTTTAACAGTTTATACTTTTGCAAACACCACAGTTTCAACATCTAACACAACAGGTGCAGTAGTCATCTCAGGTGGTTTAGGTGTTAAAGGAAGCATATATGCTGATGCAATTTATGATGGTGGTGTTGAAGTAATTGCGTTTGCAAACTTAGCGTTTAATAAAGCCAATACCGCAAATATTACCGCAGAAGCTGCATATGCTTTTGCTAATACAGTAAATATTAAAGTTGATTCTGCATTTGCGTTTTCAAATACTGTTAACATTAAAACTGATGCTGCATTTGTTCGAGCAAATGCCGCTAATGTTTTAGCACAAGCCGCATTTGACAAAGCCAATCAAACTGCACAATTAGCATTTACAACAGTTTCAGCAAACGGAACAAGTTTAATTGCAGATGCAAATAATGACACATTAACAATTACTGCGGCAGTTGCAAATGGTATTCAAATTCTTGCAAATGCAACTTCTGATACATTAGACATAGGACTAAAACCATCTGGCGTCACCGCAGGAACTTATGGTAACACATCTACTGCCGTAACAATCACAATCGACCAATTTGGTAGAATTACTTCGGTTAGTCAAACGGCAATTACGGCGGTTGAAACAGACCCTCTCGCTTTAGCATATGCAATAGCACTAGGATAAAAAATGGCAACAATTTCAACCAGAGCACAATTTAAAGACTATTGTTTGCGCCGTCTAGGATTTCCTGTCATTCAAATTAATGTGGATGATGACCAAGTTGAGGACAGAATAGACGATGCATTAGCATTTTTCAATGACTATCATTGGGATGGTGTTGAAAAGATGTATATGAAACACAAAATTACGGCAGAAGATATTTCTCGCCGTTGGATTTACGCACCTGATGCCGTTACATTTGTGACTGGCGTTTTGCCATTTGATGATTCTAATTCATCTATTAATATGTTTGACTTGCGTTATCAATTGCGTTTGCATGACCTTTATGACTTTACATCGGTATCTTATGTGTCCTATGAAATCACCATGCAACATATTCGTTCATTGCAACTATTGTTTTCTGGCACACCGCAATTTCGTTTCAATCGTCATATGAATAAATTGTTCCTTGACATTGATTGGGATAGAGATTTGCAAGAGGGTGAATATGTTGTCGTTGAATGTTATCGTAAACTAAGACCAGATTCAATTACACTAACAGGTGCAGTTACAGGCAACACATCTTCAAATACTTTAATTGGGTACGGCACAATTTTTGACCAAGAAGTTTTAGAAAATGACTTCATCGTAATTGATGGACAATCAAAACAAATTCGTAACATTAACTCATCAACACAAATTACATTAGTTGGTCCAATGAGTGCAAATGTGGATAATGTCTCAGTCACCATATCAGGCATCTCTGATATTTGGAATGACCGCTTTATGAAAAAATATACCACCGCATTGATTAAAAAACAATGGGGTAACAACCTTAAAAAGTTTGGTGGTATTCAAATGCCTGGTGGCGTTACATTAAATGGTAAAGAAATATACGATGAAGCCGCAGAAGAAATAAAAGAGATTGAAGAAGAAATGTTTAACTTCAATAGTCTCCCAAGCGAAATCTTTACTGGATAATGATGAGATGCAAAAAGTTTATAGAATATACAAAGTTACCAATTTAGTAAATGGAAAAATTTACATTGGTTACACACATAAACTTTTAACCACACGAATAAAAGAACATAAATCTGCCGCAAAGAATGGCAGTGAATACCTGTTGCACAAATCAATCAGAAAATATGGAATTGATTCTTTTAAATGGGAATCAATTTATGAATCTTTCGACCAACAGTATTTGTTGGAAGTTATGGAAAACTTTTTTATTAAAGAAAACAACAGTTATTATGAAAATAATTTTGGTTACAATATGACTTTTGGTGGTCAAGGTGGTATGACAAATAAAAAACATAGTGAAGAAACAAAACAAAAATTAAAAATTTCCAGAAATAAAAGACTTGTTGAACCTATGTTAGGTAAAAAACATAGTGTTACTGCAAAAGAAAAAATGAGTTGTGCTAAATTAGGTAAAAAAAGAAATGATGATTATAAAATGATTTGTTCAGAAAGAAATAAAAAACGATATGAAAATGTTGAGCAAAGAAAGAAAATGTCTGAAGCCATAAAATTAATGTGGCAAAAAAGAAAAATGTCTCAACAGTTAGGAGTTTAAAATTAGCACAAACTTCTATTTTAATAACTTTCCTCTTGAGCAGATTACCTCAGAGCAATTGCTCGTTGAGGATTTGGTCATTGAAGCCATGCAAATCTATGGCATGGATGTTTATTATCTTCCCAGAACAGTAAGAGCAGGTAATGAAATAGATTATCTGTATGGTGAAGATACACTTAAAGAATATAAAACTGCATACCAAATTGAGATGTATCTCGAAAATGTTTCGGGTATGGATGGTGAACAAGACTTCATCTCTAAATTTGGTTTAGAAATTCGAGATGAGGTGTCATTACTGGTATCTCGCCGTAGATTTAATTATTCAGTAGGCGCTGCAAATTTATTGCACCCTAGAGAAGGCGATTTAGTTTATATTCCTTTGGTGCAAAACTTTTTTGAAATTACATTTGTTGAACATGAAAATGACCAAGCAATGTATTACACATTAGGTCGTGGTCGTGGCGGTAATGTTTATGTTTATGCATTAAAACTTAAACAGTTTGTATTTTCAAACGAAATTATTTCTACTGGTATTGATGAAATCGATGAACAAATTCGTGATAACTATACCAGAAGTCAACTTACAATGTCTGCCTCTGTTGGTTCAGGAACTTATACCTTAGATGAAATTGTATTTCAATCACCAGACAGAACATTGGCCAATGCAACCGCTCAAGCAATTGTTCATGCATGGTCAACAAGCCCAACTAGAAAATTGGATGTTTATCGGGTAATTGGTACTTTTGCCAATGCATCAAATACAATAGGTGCAACATCAGGTGCATATTACACAACATCTGGTACAATCAATGATGATGCATTTGATAATAATGCATTTGAAGATATTATTGACAATAAGAGAATTGAAACTGAATCCGATTCAATCATTGACTTTACAGAAGTTAACCCATTTGGTGAAGCATAATGTTAGGTAATTCACATTTTTATAATCGCACAATTCGCAAAATTGTGGTTGGATTTGGAACAATTTTTAATGACATTTATCTTCAGAGATATAATAAGTCAGGGTCAACTGCGTATGAAAAATTTAAAGTTCCTCTTTCATATGGTGCCAAAGAAAAATATTTAACTCGTATTACTTCAGACCCAACTTTGATGAAGTCTATCAATACTTTGGTGCCTCGTATTTCATTTGAACTGACGGGAATCTCATACGATTCTGGAAGAAAACAAGTATCAACATTACAAAATTTTAATAATTCTGCCACAGGTTTAAAAACACAATATTTACCTGTTCCATATGATTTTAATTTTTCATTGTCAATCTATGTTCGTAACACAGAAGATGGCACTCAAATCATAGAACAAATTTTGCCATTTTTTACACCAGACTTTACTGTTTCAGTAAACTTCATAAGTGAGATGGGTAAAAAATATGACATGCCCATTATTTTAAATTCTGTAAACACGACAACAGATTATGAAGGTGACATGATGAGCACCCGATTAATTATTTGGGATTTAGAGTTTACAGTAAAATCATTTTTATGGCCACCAGTAAAGAGTGGTCAAGGACTGATTGGTGAATCATATGCAAATACTGCCGCTGCAGGTGGCGTTTCATATGGTCGTGTAATTACAAACATGCATATTGAACCTAACGATACAATTACACAACAAGTTACTGTTGATTATGCAAATGGAAATAATTACTTTACAACAGGTGAGACAATACGAGTTCAAAACAGAGGCGAGATTACTGGTAAAGTATTGTATTTTAGCAACTCAAATACAGGTACATTAATTGTTGGAAGTTTAACTGAAACACTTGAAGCCAACAATATTATTCGTGGTGATTATAGTGGCGCAAAATATACAATTACTGCGGTCGATAAAACACCAATTAAAGTAGTTCAAATTGTAACAACTGCGGATCCAATTAATGCCGAACCTGACGATGAGTTTGGATTCTCTGAAACTATAACTGAATGGCCTAATATAACATGAAGAAGTTAAATGAAAAATTGTCTGAAGTTTTAGATGTAGAACCCATTCAATTTGAAGTTGTCGAATCTAAAGAACCAACACCAGTAGAAACTTTGCCTGCAACTGTCGTAGATGACGATGCTTCTTTTGCAAGGTGTAATATTCGAAATCTTATTGAAAAAGGCAATCAAGCAATGGATGATTTGTTGAATGTTGCAAAAGCATCTGAACATCCAAGAGCATATGAAGTAGCCGCAGGATTAATTAAAAATTTAGCAGACTTGAATAAAGACTTACTTGAAATACAAAAAAGACGAAAAGATTTGTCTCCACAAGAAGCGTCATCTGTTAAAAATGTAAATGTAGATAAGGCAGTATTTGTTGGGTCTACCGCAGAATTAGTCAAACTTTTAAAAACTAATAAATAGGTCACTATGGAAACTTTAATCGAAATGATGCGTAAGGTTTTGGCAGATACTTTTGCCATGTATCTTAAAGCACACAACTATCATTGGAATGTGGAAGGTTCAAACTTTCCGCAATATCACGATTTTTTTGGAAATCTTTATCAAGAACTGCATGGTGCGGTTGATCCAATTGCAGAAGAAATTCGTGCATTAGATGCCTATGTACCTGGTTCACTTTCTCGTTTTTTAGAACTAACTGAAATTGAAGATGAACTTTCTATTCCAAATGGTGTAGAAATGGCACGCCGTTTAATGGTAGATAATCAAAAAGTTATTATGACACTCGACATAGCATTTAAATTAGCAGATGAACTTGACCAACAAGGTTTGGCAGATTTTATTGCAGGTCGTTTAGATACACATAAAAAACACGGATGGATGCTTCGTAGCATTACAAAATGAGTGATGGATATCTTGGTAATGACAACCTAAAACGAATTGGTGTAGAATTACAATACACCGAAGAGCAGGTCAAAGAAATATTAAAATGTTCGGAAGACCCTCTTTATTTTGTTAGAAATTATGTAAAGATTGTCAATGTGGACAAAGGTCTTGTCTCATTTGAAATGTGGCCTTTCCAAGAGGATATGGTCAAAACATTTCACAACAATCGTTTCTCAATTTGTAAAATGCCTCGCCAGGTTGGTAAAACAACAACTGCGGCAGGTTACATGTTGTGGTCTGTTTTATTCCAAGAAAATTATAATATTGCCATTCTTGCAAACAAGGGTTCTCTTGCTCGTGAGATTTTAGGCCGTATTCAGTATGCATATGAGTATCTTCCACTTTGGTTGCAACAAGGCATCAAAGTTTGGAACAAAGGTAACATTGAACTGGAGAATGGTTCTAAGATTAACGCATATGCAACATCTTCTGCTGGTGTTCGTGGCGGTACATACAATCTGATTTTCTTAGATGAGTTTGCTTTCGTTCCTAAAAACATGGCAGACGATTTCTTTACTTCTACCTACCCTGTTGTTACTTCAGGTAAAACAACAAAAGTTATCGTTGTTTCCACACCATACGGATTGAATCATTTCTACAAAATGTGGATTGATGCGTCTGAGGGTCGTTCACTATACAAACCATTGGAGGTCCATTGGTCTCAAGTGCCAGGTCGTGATGCCAAATGGAAAGAAGAAACGATACGCAACACTTCCGAAGAACAATTTAGGCAAGAGTTTGAAACTGAGTTTATCGGTTCATCGGCAACACTTATTTCAGGTGCTAAACTTCGTAGTTTGGCATTCTTTGACCCAATCTACCAAGAAGAATGTTTTGACATTTACGAACAACCAAAACCAGGTAGATTGTATATCTGCACAGTTGATTGTTCCGAAGGTGTTGGTGGAGACTATTCGACAATCAATGTCGTTGATGTTTCGGAAACACCATATAAACAAGTCGCTAAATATAGAAATAATAAATTACCTTTATTGTTCTTTCCAACAATCATATATTCGGTTGCAAAAAGATACAATGAAGCTTATGTTTTGATTGAGACAAACAACATTGGCCAACAAGTTGTTGACATTTTACACTATGATTTGGAATATGAAAATATTTACAAACTAGAACATCATCATATTAAAGGGCAAAGTATTTCAGGTGGTTTTAAGAGGTCTACCAGTTTTGGTATCAAGACCACTAAATCAGTCAAAAAGATTGGTTGTGCAAACTTAAAAACTCTTGTTGAATCTGACAAACTAATTGTCAGAGACTTTGATACTATTGCCGAAATGAATACCTTTGTTCGTGTGAGAGATTCATACGAGGCCGAAGAAGGTAATAATGACGATTTGGTGATGGGTCTTGTTTTGTTTTCGTGGTTAACCGCACAATCATACTTCAAAGATTCGACAAACATAGATATCCGTAAGGTTCTTTTAGAAGAACAAAATCTGTTAGGTGAAGAGGAACTAACACCGGTCGGAATCATAGATGACGGAAGAAAAGAAGAAGTTCTTATTGATTCCGGTGATGTTTGGACTGAACGAGGTTACCATACCTCAAGCTTATAAAAAACTAAATAGACGATAAAAAGAATTCTATCCTATAACAAAAGGAGAAATCCATGGCATTTCAGCTCTCACCAGGCGTAAATGTATCAGAAATTGACCTGACTACAATTGTGCCTTCAGTCGCCACTA